GGCCATGGCCTGTATGTCCTCCGCGCCAGGCTTGGAGGCGATCATCGGGTCAGGGCGTTGCATCAAGATCCAGCAGTGATGGCGTTGTTCAGAGGAGTCAAGTCCTCAGTCGTCCAAAAATCCTTGGCGACCATGATCTGCAGGTGCTCAACGTTCCGAGACACCGTGTCCTGCTCTTCAGTGGTGCGGCTGTCTTGAGCCATCAGCGCATTGATCAGATTCACGCTGTCCATTGCAGCGGAATAGTGCTGTGCAATCTCTTCAGGTGTCGGCATCAGGATCGGTCCAGACATCAGTCGTCAGAATAGCTGTGACCTCACCGATCGCGACCAACAATCGGTAACACAAAGTCAGACACATCTAGAGAACTGCTGTTGATTGAAGCTTTTGCGTCGAGCACTCCGATCGTTGGCAACACGAAATCTGATACGTCTAGGCCAAGCAAGGCAGATACAGATGGCAGCCCACCTGCAGCTGACGCTCCCCCCTTCCATTCGCTTGAAACCCGTGCTTGAAATTCAGTGCCTGTCTTCCAGGTGCCGTTTACGTTGACGTAGTAGGCGTCTGCCTCCTTCCACGTGCCAGAAACATTGACGTAGACAGTATTAGCCATTTACGTTTGCCTCGATTTCAGCTTGGATGCGGCGTTCTTCCGCTTCAATTTCTGCTGTGTAAGTTTTGAGGTCATCCTGCTCTTGGATCACCTCTTCGTCAGTAACGTTGCTCGGGTGTGACACGAAAACAGTCGTCGTACCATCAGAAAGGATAAACTCATTGCGGTCGTCTTTGGCGGTCTTTGAAGTAATAGAAAAAGTCATGCCTGAGAAACCTCCAAATCGTCAATAATTGAAAAATGTGAACTTGTCAGGTTTTGTAATTGCACCTGTATTTCAATAATTCCTGCCCTTGTTGGAGTAAAAGTTTTTTCAATTTTAGTCCATGTATTAACACTAGCGCTAAGATTGTCGACTTTTTGGTCACCAAGACCCTTCAACGGATCAGCTGGAATTTTAAGCGTAACAATTGCTCTATCGGCATGGCTCTTATAAGTCCACAACCCAACAGTAACCGCAGAGTTTGCACTCACAACGATCTTGCCCAATGAAAGTGTACATGTACCACTTTCAGTGCATTTCCAAGCAACACCCGATGCCGTATGTCTAGTAGTCGTTTCTTCAGAGATTATGTTGCCTCCGTCAAAAAAGGCCTTGTTAGTTCCACTAACTCCCTCGTGATCAATTGATTCAAGAATTCCACCTGACGCCAAGCCTCTAGAAAAAGTACCGGTAGTTCCTTTGAGCTGCATAATGCCGCCGTTAACATAAGCTTGGGCATAATTGGGAAGAGTGCCTGCATCAACAACTTTCATTAGGGCGTCATTGTCCGACCAAAGCACATAAGAAAGACTATATTGCTTGCTGTACCTTTTGTAGTGCTGACCAAAAGTCGAGTCCATGGTAATATTTAAATCATCAATAATAAAAATGCCGTTAGATTTAGCCGCTATATAATACGGCTGAATAGCGTCAAGCCTGTTGCAGACAATTGTGCCGCCAGTTGCAGTTGGAATGTTGCTTGTCGAACTGTTGTATCCCCACTTAAGTGTGTTTATGTTTGCTGTTGAACCTGAATTAATACGAATAGGCTGGCTGCCACACGCTACAAGGTTAAGTAAGTCCCAGCTAGAAGCACCTCCACCTGTTACAGCATAAATAATCTGCCCATGATAATTCGAGCCTACGGCTTGTTTGATATAGAAATCCGACTGATTGCCTGAAAAACTACTGCCGCTATTTATTTTTATAGCCGCATTAGTGCCGTCACTGATTCCAATAATAAAATCCAGCCCTAACCCTTGAACGTCTGTATTGCTCGAGTCAAAATCAAAACCATCATCAAAATGAGATACTCCAAAATTTGACCATTTTCGGTAAGTGCCTGTGGTTTGTGATACACGTCCAAGACTAGTCAAATAAATATGCGACAGCTGAACGTGATTGCCTGTTGGGTCCAAAGGAGTCATTGAACCGTTGAACTCGATGCAAGTTTTTCCATTCCTAGTTGACATGCTGGTTTCGTCCCAGCCGCCGCTAATAGTAATAGGGCTAGCTTCCGTTCCAGCGTCATTGTTGCTATCCCACTGGCTATAGTCGTTTTGGTTTACATCGCTGTCATACGGCCTTACTTGCGCACGCTGATAAATCGTCGCGCTGGTGTTAGTAGCCGAAAACGCTGCTGCGTTGCTGCCGTAATAGCCATAAGGATTTTTGCCTCTAGATTGAGTTTTAAGGAACAAAATGTTATCCCAAATGAACTGAAGTGGATACCAAGCCGTATCATCAGAGGTGTTAAGGCCAACTAGTTTATTTAGCGTTATGCTGTCAGCCGCAGAAGACGCTTTGCAGGCAATAATGTTCTGCAAATACATTACTGTAGTGCCAGAAGGCGTCGCATCTTGATACAAAGCAACTGACTTAACAGAAGAGTTCAGGTTCGTTCCAAGGTCAACAGTTAATCCGGTCCAAACGTTGCTTTTTTGGTTTTTATAGTCAATCGGAATTGTATGAACTGAGGTGTTGCCTGCCGTATCCGTGCAAAGCCTTAGACTAAATTTATTTGAATTTCCATTAGTAGTTTGGTTTGACCGGAACATAAATGAAACCTGTTGATAGCCAGACAGGTCTAAGGTGCTGGGCAACTCGTAATAAGCCAGCTTCCCATTTGAAGCGCTACTGCCAATATTGAAAATGTCACGACCAGTAAAGACGACGTAATCGTGACCTTGCGTCCAAGCGCTAGTGCTTGTTGCGTGTGAATAGCTAGTCGTAACGCCTGTCCCGGTAGCAGTCCAGCTGTCTCTATAAGCATCTCTACAGGCAATCGATTTCGTAAGGTTATTTGTGTTTAAATAAATCGCATTTGTGCACGCATGCCAATAAAATGTAGTAGAACTCGCTGTTGTGTCCGCAGGTCCGGGGAAATTATCAAGTTTTAAACTAGCGTTGGTTTCCGTTCCAGACTCGACAGTTACTCGCCAAAGACCAGAAATGCTTTTGCCTGTTGTTGAATCACTATGGTAAATATGAATAATGTCTCCGGTCAGCCATCCATTGCCCATTGACGTGAGCTTCGTCTCGCCATCCGTACTGCTGTAAGTGATATAGCTACCCGACTTGCTTGTAACGCCATAGTCTTTATGCCCAGGAGCGCGTCTGACGTGTCCAGTACCTAAAGACGTGGGATCTGGTGTTTTTTTAATGCGAACTTCATCGCCTGCTGACAGGTTAAGGTCTTCGGTTTTAAAACCCCTATTAGCAAAACTGGACCCGTCACCAGTTCCAGCAGCGCCTTCGTAGTCGATGTAATAAACAGTCATGATCAGGCAGTGTATTTGATCCAGATATCTCCATCAGAACCGCCAGAGGGCGAAGACGTGGAGGTGGTGATTTTTCTCATGCCCGTCGCACTGGAAGCAACGCTAGTTGCTGTAATAGTACCCGTTCCAGTGATGTTGTGAGTTTGCATGTCGAGGTTGCCTCCCAATTGAGGAGTTGTGTCCTCTACGAGATTGCTAATGCCGCCACTGCCACCGCTGGAAGGAGCGACCCATGCGTAATCAGACCCGTTCCAGCTCAGCACATACCCAGAAGTTGGGTTGCTTTGGTTTAAGTGCGAGTCAACATCGCTGTTTGAATAGCTGCTTGTTTGACTGACCCAGCTAAGGACACCAGAACCATTTGTACTGAGGACCTGCCCGTTGCTGCCAGTTGTGCCAGGCAGGGTGAAAGTAATGTTGCCGCTGAAATCGCTATGTGCTGGTGCCTTGATTGCGGCGTAATGAGCGTTGCTGCTTTCGCAATACCACCGCACTTCTGACTGAGTGCCGCCGTTTTTAATATTAAGTACACCGTCTTCTGCCTCTAAGTTGATACCAGGAACACGCAGGCTAGTGATACTGGTATTGCCTAACGTAATTTCATTGCTAACAGTAGCTGAGCTTGCCTGTGCGCTCCAGCCGATACAAATATTTTGACTGCCAGTAGTAATGTTGCCGCCAGCCGAATTTCCGAGTCCAGTGTTAAAATTGCCTGTAGTTAGAGCACCAAGGGCGCTTTCTCCAAGCCCAGAATTGCTGACACCAGTAGTGCATTCATCTAGGGCCCTGTAGCCGACGCCAGTGTTGTTATAACCGGTTGTATCATTTACAAGAGAGTAATAACCAACGGAAACATTATTTGCGCCAGTGGTACTGGAAAGCAGTGCGCCATACCCAAGAGCAGTGTTTTTGCCGCCTGTTGTCGTGCTGCCTAAAGCCTCACTACCAATGGCAGTGTTGTAGCTAGCTGTTGTACTTACATCGAGCGCCTTTGAACCAACAGCAACGTTGCTAGCGCCAGTGGTGTTTTCTTCTAATGCTTGATAGCCAATAGCAGTGTTGTCAGATGCAGTAGTATTTTTTTCTAGAGCTTCTCTGCCAACCGCAACGTTTTGCGTGCCTGTTGTGTTTCGATAAAGTGAATACGCGCCGACAGCACTATTATCAGTGCCTGTGGTGTTCATGTTTAAAGCATTATGGCCAATAGCGGTATGGTGTCCACCATTGTTTGAGTATAAAGTATCTCTCCCTATAGCTACGTTTGAGACACCAGTGGTGTTGCTATACAACGCACTATATCCAATCGCAACATTGCTTCCAGCGGTTGTGCTAGAGGTTGCGGCTTGAGATCCTATTGCAACATTATAATCTCCTGTAGTTGAAGCTTTTAAAGCAGTACTTCCTACTGCTGTATTGCCAGATCCTCCAGTAGAGGTCATCAAAGCTTCTTTTCCTACAGCAGTATTTCCGCCAAGTGTGGTATTAGCTTCTAAGGCTTTATAGCCAATACCTGTGTTCCAGCCGCCTGTAGTTGTTGAATTTAAAGCGTTATAACCAACCGCAGTATTGAGATTGCTGGTGCCATCATCGTTAGCGAGAGCACCAGTGCCTAAGCCAAGTGTTACACCACTGCTGTTGCTGACACCATCAGACAGATCATTGATCGCAGATGCACCACCAACATCAGCCAGCGTGATGTTTCCATTGGTGGAGTTAAACGTAAGTACCTGACCGTTAGTCGCACTGGACTGCAAGCCTGGGATGCGAAGGCTGGTGGCACTCGAGTTGCCTAGCGTGATCTCGTTGGAAACAGTTGCTGAGCTTGCAGCTGCATCTTTACCGATGACAATGTTGTTTGAACCCGTTGTTATAGCATCGCCTGCCTGTGATCCCACTAAAACATTGTTTTCACCGGTACTAACTGCAAAACCAGACCTGAAGCCAAGGAAGGTATTGTGATCGCCATCAACTTCATATCCCGCTTGTACGCCAATAGCTACATTTCTGTTAGCAGTGTCCTGCCCCAATTTAGCCTGCCAGCCAATATAAACATTGTTGGTGCCTCCACCTCTGCCCGTTTCAGAACCAATACAGACACTATTTGAGATTCCGCTTGTGCTTCCCGCTTGTGCGCCAATAGTTACATTCTGGTCTTGTGTTGTAATGTTTCTGCCAGCATTTTGCCCCAGGCAAACGTTCCAAAAACCTGTTGTTATATTTTCACCTGCTTGTCGACCAAAAACAGAGTTGCCAAATCCAGTTGTTAAATCTTGTCCAGCATTGTGGCCGACTGCTGTGTTTTCGTTGCCAGAAGTTTGCGAATTCAGCGCGTTATAGCCAAGAGCCGTTCCTTTGTTATCAGTGCCATCATCGTTGGCAAGAGCACCCGTTCCAAGGCCAATCGTGTTGCCACTGTTTCCCGTGTAGGCATCAGACAACGCATTGATGTTGGCAGCACCATCAGCGCCTGCAGGTCCTTGAGGGCCGGTGGCGCCTGTTGCGCCTGTAGCACCGGTCGCACCTTGAGGGATAGCAAAATCAAAAGTAGCAGCAGAACTTGAGCCACTGTTAGTCACAGTGGCGCTGGAACCTGCAGCACCCGTGGTGACAGTGCCAACGGCAATCGTCGCTGCAGCACCTGCAGCCCCGGTTGCGCCTGTTGCGCCTGTTGCTCCAGTCGGTCCGGTTGCTCCAGTCGCTCCAGTGTCACCTTTTGGGATAGTGAAGTCGAAAGTGGCGGCAGAGCTTGAGCCGCTATTGGTCACAGCCGCGCTTGAACCTGCAGAACCTGTGGTGACAGTGCCAACAGCAATAGTTGCAGCAGCACCCGCAGCTCCAGTCGCACCGGTTGCGCCTGTGTCACCTTTGTCGCCCGTCCTGGCGAAAGTAACGACTAGACCCTGGTTGGCAGTGAAGGTGCCGCTACCAGAGACATAAGCACAAGTGACTTTGTGATATCCGCTTGCTTCTGTCGCAGCGGAAATTGTGTAGAGCCTAAACTCATCAGGATCGTTCTCTACGGTGACTTTAAAATGACCCTTGATCGTGGAGGTAGAGTCATCAATCGTCCTTAGAAAGGACTGAATGTCGGTGCCGTTTTCATCGGCATCATCAATAAATAACGTTGTCGCACTTGCAAGAGTGCTGTTATTGAAAGCTAGCTTGCCTGCTCCAGGGTCAGCATCAGAAGTCGAAGTGCTGAAGAGATATTCAAACGTCGCACCACCAAATGCACCAGTTTCACCTTGAGGGCCTTGAGGTCCAGTCGCACCAGTGGGACCTTGAGGTCCAGTAGGACCAGTAGCACCTGTCGCACCAGTAGGGCCAGCGCTGCCGTGAGGAATGCCAAAATTAAATACAGCAGTGCTGGAGTTGCCTGAATTAGTGACAGTGGCACTGCTTCCGGCCGTCAGCGTGGTGACGGTGCCAACCGAGATGCTGCCTGCTGGGCCTTGAGCACCCGTCGCGCCGGTTGCACCAGTCGAGCCTTGCGGACCAGTAGCACCCGTAGCACCAGTCGCGCCTTGCGGGATGGTGAAGTCAAAAACAGCAGCACCTGAAGAGCCACTGTTTGAAACGCTTGCGTTTGACCCGGCAGAGCCAGTCGTGACAGTCCCAACTGCGATAGTCGCAGCAGCACCGGTTGCGCCAGTGGCTCCTTGAGGACCAGTAGCACCCTGGGGTCCAGTGGCACCCGTGGCGCCGGTAGCTCCTGCAGCGCCAGTAGCTCCAGTCGGGCCAGTAGCACCACGAGGCAACGTGATGTCAAGAACAGCAGCAGTCGATGTGCCGCTATTAGTTACCGCCGCATTGCTTCCCGGTGAACCCGTAGTAACAGTGCCAACTACCACTGTCGCGGCCAAACCTTGCGGTCCAGTCGGGCCAGTAATAACAGTGACGACTTTGGTGTTGGGGTCTCTTACTACTGCAGTCGTCATGCTGTGTACCCCTGGCTCACGGTGATCACACCCTCAAGATAGTACTGACGCAAGCCAGATGAATCCTGGATCATGACGTCGTAGTAGAGAACGTCAGGGAACTCAGTGGTCTGTGTATCGGTCAAGGACAAGGTGACCTTGCCCTGTGCCCGATTGTTGTACGCAACCGCAAAGTCAGCGTACTTTTGAGTCCTCTTTTGGTTCCACGCTTGCGACAGCACCGTGGCGCCAGTCAGGTCAATCACTGTGGCCGGGTCACCTTCCTTGAATTGAATTTCAAGTGAAAAATCAGCCCTGCGTTGCAAGGTGAAGTTATAAGTGCCGGGATTAACTGACATGACAAGCCTTTTTTAGGCAATTTTAGCCCCCTTACCAGGGAACTCCAGAGCCAGAAACAGGAGTGCGCTGCACATCGATTTGCGCCTGGAGCGCAGCTTCGATTTCAGCAACCTTTTCCGCACCACCAAGCTTGGCTTGCACAGCAGCAACTGCCCAAGATTCAGTCAGGTCTGCATAAGGCGTCAGATCTGCGTCGTCTTCAGGCTGATCAAGGCCAACGCTGCCATACGCACCAGATTCATAGGTGCCGTCGTTAGCGGTAACGGTGTAATGCACGGTTTGCACAGCACCGTTGCTCAGCT